GATAAGCACGGATTTAAGATAATTCACGCTATAACACCGATAGGTGCAACTCACAACATAGATAGTTCGTGGAATAATGACCTTATTGTATCAAGGGGCGGTTGCCACACTTTAGGTGATAACAAGGAACTTTTAGAATATTTACAAAAAAGAAGTGATTTATTTGGTACTCACGGGTTGTTTCACAGCCACAAACCATCTAAAATGCACCAACAATTGTCTAAAGTTATACTTGAAAGTTGGGGACTAAAACCAACCTATGCGATACTTCCTTTTAACGAAGAAAGTCCGGAATATACTGATGAGGTGTGGGGATTAAAAGTATTAGGTAAAAGCGAACGACTGGAAGACTATCTTGAAAAAATGCCGAAAGCAAACGAACTACCAACAGAAGATATAGTTTATTTGCACGAATGGCGGTTTGGTCCGGGAAGTTGGTATCATTGGGAAAACCTTGATAGAACACTTGAAAGGATAAAAAATGGACTACGATGTGATAATTGAACAAGGCAGAAGTAAAGAAAATGACGCTATCATTAAGTATTTAGTGCCTAAATGTGTCGGAAAGGTATTAGATATAGGGGCAAATGCCGGATATTTAATAAGCAAACTTCCAGACGCTATTGGGGTAGATAATTCCCCTATTGTAGTCAACAAGGCGAAGGAATTGGGTAGAAATGTTATCCTTATCAAAGATAAACTGCCTTTTGAAGATAAAACATTTGATACAGTAGTGTTATCGTGTGTTTTAGAACAATGCGATGATTGGGAAAAGGTTTTAATTGAAGCTTTAAGGGTATGTAAAGAAAAGGTTATTGGAATAAACCCGATACCTGAAAAGTCCCCTTGGGGCTTTGTAGGGGGTTGGGTAAAGTCAGTTATTAAACCTGACTATTTGAAGTCCTTTTATGGTGCGACAATACAATATCCTGACATTGCGGGTAAGTATTATTTTGAGATATTTGCACAATAATTTTAGGTATGTTAGAAACTAAATAGTTGGCGAATAGAATTGAAACCAACTAAAGAGTAATTCTTATCAGAAACGATAATGAAACCTCACTTTATGTGGGGTATTTTTATTAAAGGAGGAAAAAATGGCAATTGATCCAACCTTCGGGTTATTTGGAACAGTTACAAGGGCATTAAAATTGCCTGAATATGGAGTGTCGGAAAAGTTAGGTGGTAAAACAGGAAGTGTGGAAAGAGCTATGCAAGATATGACTTCGTTTAGACCGCCGGAATATGACACCCAAACTACAACGGGAACCAGTGGTGGAACCAGTAGGGGAACCAGTAATTACACAAACCTGTACAAACCTACAAGCAACAAGAAAACAGAAAGTGCTGGAGACCTTGCAAGAAGGTTAGAAGAAGAAAGGAAAAGACAGGAAGAAGAAGAAAGGAAAAGAGTACTAAAGCAAGTACGAAAGTCCTATGATCCTTTCTTTCAAGAACTTTCAAGGCAAGAAGCAGAAATACCAAACATTGAACAGCGATATCTAAACACAATGAACACGGGATATCAGAATCAGGCTGATGTTATAGGTAGGGGACAACAGGCAGGACTTGAGCAAGCAGCGGCTTCACAAGGACAGATAAAACAAAACCAAGCCACATCTCTAAGAGACTTGGCATTGAATTTGTCAAATGCAGTAAATGCTTTTGGTCAAAGACTTGGCCAAGCAGGAGCGGGAGATAGTTCAGCAGCCAATATGGCAAACTATGCATATTCTAAAATTGCTAACAGAAACACAGCAGATGTTATGAACCAAGTTAGACAGCAACTTGCTGATGTTGAAACAGTTAAACAAAATATTGTTAGGGATGCACAAGACAAACTAAGTGCATTGGAAACTTGGAAAGCAAATCAAACAAACGTTATAGCAGGATATGTCAATTCGCTTAGGGACTACATAAATCAGGCAAGAGCGCAAGGTAAACAAGCACTTGGTCAGAATGAAGTAGATATGATAAGGGAAGGTTTTGCAAGGGCGCAAGAAAGAATGCAACAGATCAATGATCTGGCTGTAACAAGCGCATATGAAATTGAACAGAATGCAGCGGCAGCGTTAGCAGAACAACAAGCGTTTAGCAATCAGTTGGCAGCAATGGGTAATGTTCAGGTAGATCCAATTACAGGGCTTCCAATAGATACAGGTTCAATATCAGGCAGTGAGTCTTCGTTATTAGTACCTTACGGTACAGGAGAAGAAAAAGAAAAAAGTCTAAGCGACTTGCTATACGGTACAGGCGGCTATTAAGTTTAATAAGGAACTAAATGAGTCTGCGTTCGTTAATAACAAACAGGGCGTCTGATAACTTAGACGAATTGAAGAAAAACTTAAACCCCTTATATTATGGTGGGTATGTTAACCGAAAGATAATAGCACCGCTGGAAAAGTTTCAATTAAAGGCACAGAAAAAAGCAAAACAGCCCGTTAATTTAACACCTACACAAAAAAAGGCTTTAACTGATGTTGGATATGTGAGTCAGAAGTGGGCAGAGGGGGCAGCGGAAACACTTCCTGTTGTTGGTCGTAAGTTTATTGCACCAGCAATGTCTGACCCCAATTCGTTCTTTAACAAAGAACTGATGAGCGGAATGCCTTTGCCCACACAACCTGCAACTAAAGCAGGACAGGTATTCGGTGAGATAGCAAACATAGCACCTGCGGCGATAGTAACAGGAAAAGGACTACCACAGAAAGCTGCCTTTTCTAAAGGTGCTTTATCTAAACTACCTGTGCCTGCACAAGTTCTATTATCAAAAGGTGTACCAACCGCTGCGGTAGGTGGAACATTAAACAAAGCATTTGGCGGTAGTCTTTATGAGGGAGCAAAAGCAGGATTAAAAAGCACACCTGTAATATCTGCTATAGGTCAGTATACTAATCCTGTTATAGAAAAAGTTACAGGCGGTGCTTATAGAAATGTTACCAATCCCCTTACAAGACAGGTTGTATCAAGGGGTACAACAGGGCTTCTAAATGTATTAGAAGGTGTTCCAATGGACATCGGTCTTGGACAAAAAACCACTAAAGAAAGTATGGCGTTGGACTTTTTATCAGGTGTAATTTTATCAACGCCAGCAAATAAGGAATTGAAACTTAACCTAAAACTTGCACTTAAGAATATGGACGAAGTCCAGTTCAATAAAGTGATAAAGGAAGCTAAACAACAAGGGGTAGTTGTAAATGAAAATGCAGTTAAACAAGTAAGAAACTACATCAAAGATACAACAGAACAGATAAAAGCCAGTCCAGAACTGGGGGGTATAAGACCTAAAGAATATATTACCAAAGCAGGAAAAAATATCCCAGAATCAAAGCAAATGGAAGTATTATCCAGAACAGGAAGGGGTTTGGGTTTATCTATGGGTGGTACTAAAGCATTAAAGAACTTAGACAGTAAATCCTTAGGCGATAATGCAGGTAAGAATGAACTTGAAGATATATTAAAGGCACAGGAAATGAAAGCAAATAAAGCAGATAGTGATTTACTATCAGAAGCTAAGAAGTACAAGAGTGCTGATGAGTTTGTGAAGAGTATGTCTACATTAAATAAAGAAGCTCCGATAATCAAGGATATTAGAGGATATAAAATATCAGATTTAAGTGATAGAATTCCACCAACGAATAATGATGGAACTATCACCCTATATCACGCTACAACAAAAGATGGGTCAGATAGTATTTTAAAGAGTGGGTTTAAAGGTTCTCGTGCAGAAGAAGGAAATGTATTTTTTACAACTGATCAACGAGGCGGTCAATTCATTGGAGCGGATAAAAATACAATAATTGAAACAAAAATTAGACCAGAAAAATTACTGCAAGATATAAGTGATACTAATAGACACAATGTAGTGTTCAGTGCCAAAGATACTGATATTATTGGTGTTCCTACAAAGATAGTAGAAAATCCTAAACCGACTACAATTGAATCCCAACTAACAGACATCTGGAATCAAGCAAATAAAGTAGGTGGTGGGGTTAAAATCCCGGTTGATCGGGCTCGTAGTTTATCTCCATCATCTCGTAATCAATATAAGGAGAACGGGATTTTAAATACAAACAAAGTCCAAGATATAACAAAAATAGCACAAGGTACACCAGAAGTTTTGCCAAAAAGTCCTTATTCTTCTCTGTCATCAAAGCAGATTATAACACAAAATGGTGCAAAAATAAAAGAACCCACCACAATAGCTGAGATAGAAAAAACACTATATGGTTCAGAAACAGTAGCTCCTGTTTCAGGTACAAAGACATCTGTTGGGTTTTTAGGTAATAAACTAAGAACAATAGAAAACCTTGCAAGTGATAGGGTAGCAAAAGGTTTAACAAGTAATAACAAGTACGTTAGAGGGATTGCTACAGTATTGCAAGACTTGTTTGGCGGTGCTGGTAAATCACAAGGTCAGATTGTAGCAAGAGCAGAGTATAGAGGTGGTATTGATTATGCTACTAAGGTTGCAAATGATTCACAAAAATATGTTTATGACCTATTAGAAAATGACACTAAGTCTTTAGAGAGAGTTCATGCCTTCTTAGACCCAAGTATAAGTAAGATTAAGGTAAGTGAAGCATCTTTAAAACCAAACGAGAAAGAAGCTGTTGCCTACCTAAGAGTTGTATCAGATTTTATAAACGATACTAACTACAAAAATGGCTTTATCTCTAAAGAGTTATGGGCTAAAAATAAAGGCGGCAAGTATATAGCAAGAGCCTACGAACCTTTTGACTACCCACCAGAGGTAGCAGACTTTATTAAAGATAAATCTATAAGGTTTGACTTAAACCCATTTAAACAACGTGGAAAAGTAACTGATTGGAAAATAGAAAACTCAATCAAAGACCCAGCATACCTAATGAGTAAAAGACTACAACAAACAATGTTTAATAGTGAGGTAGGTAAATACACAAGTTGGGCGAAAAACTCAGGATTAATATCAGATACAGCTAAACCCGGGTTTGTTCAACTATCAGACAGCAAGGCTTATGGAGAGGTTGCTGGTAAGTGGATAAGAAAAGATGCCCTTGAGGATGTTAAAGGCTTTTTCCTAACTAATGATATAGCCCAAAAGTCTTATGATATTTTAAAATGGTACGATAGAAACCCCGCAAGAAAACTACAAAAGTCATTAAAGACAGTTTTTAACCCAACAGTAAGGCTTGGAAACAGAACAGGTAACTACGTATTTGCGTGGCTTAACGGTATTAATCCAGCCACATTTGCTAAAAATAAGTTTTGGGCAAACGCTGCTATAAAGAATAACGATCCTATGTATAGACGTGCTGTTCAACTTGGACTAACAGGGACAGATGTTACTAAAGCAGATATAGCCAGAATATCCGCAGAACTTAAAAGAGGTATAAATGATAAAAATGTACTTTCTGAAATTGATGGTATTATTAAGGAATCCTATGGTAGAGTAGATGACTCCAGCAAACTCGCAGCATATAAAACATGGTTAGATAGAGGATTTACAGAAAAAGAAGCTGTAAATAGAGCAAGGAGAGGTTTTCAGGACTACAGTATGGTTGGATTCCTTTATGATGTTGGTGCAAGACTTCCTGTATTAGGCAACCCATTTGTTAGATTCTCAGCGGAATCAATAAGAATCGCTAAAAATGCAGCCATAGATCACCCAATAAGAGCCATTTCAACTATTGCGGCCTGGAAAATATTTACTGATGTGATGAGCAGAATATCGGGTGAGACTGATGAAGAAAGGACAATTAGAGAAAAAAGGGTTGGAGCAGCACACGTCCCATTTACAAATATATCGATGAATGTACAAACTCCTTGGGGGGAAGTAAACGCATCAAGACTTATTGGATTTTCTACAACTTTTACACCAGAGGATTCTAGTTTACCTGATGTATCAAAATATGCACCTATTCAAAACCCTTTAGATGTAAGAAGCTATGGTTCTGATCCATTGATAGGACCACTTATATCAATCGCAACAGATAAAGATTTTAGAGGTAAATCTATTGCCGACCCCAACCAAAACAAATATCAGGGTTCTTTACTAACTGATAGTGAGAGAAATAAGAATAGACTTGGATATCTTGCAAGAAGTTATGCACCACCAACTATAACTGATATTTACAATATAGGCAGTGCTTTTCAAGGGCAACCAAATGTTTACGGGCAGGTAAAAACGCCAACACAGGCAATTCTTAGAACATATCCAGGTGTTAAAGTAGAACAATTTGGATCAGAACAGGTTAAGTCCTATAAGGAGAGGGAGAAAAAATACAACGAATACTTGTTGAAAAGTATTGATAGCAAGATAAGGAGCATACAAAAAGACATTGATTCAGGAACCTTGGATCCTATTGTGGGTAGAAAAAGAATAGAGGCTTTACAAAAACAAAAGATTACAGAGGTATCAACATCAATAAGAAGGTTTGAAGAATCACCCGAAGCTCCAAAAACGATTCCGGAAAAAGTAAAACTTGCTGCACAAGGAATAGGGGCTGATCCACTCAATACTATAAAAGCTATTTTTACCGAGGAGAGAATGAGAAAAATATCAGGTAATGCATTGATACTTGAAAGAGAGGAAAGCCTAAACAAAACTCCAAGTGAGGATGATGCTGTCGATCATATTATTCCTCTTAGTCTTGGTGGTGATAACTCAAAAAGCAACCTAAGATATATAAGTAAGGAAGCCAATCGGGAAAAGGCAAAGTTAGAAACTAAGTTAGCAAGACAACTTGCAAATAAAGAGATAACAAAGAGTGAGGCAAGAAAACAGATAAAAGAATGGGTTGATACATACGAAAGTGGTAGTACATATACATCAGCGGATACTTCTACAGATACAGAAAAAAGCAGTACAAGTGAAAGCACGCCTACTTACGAGGGCGGTTACATTGAATATACAGTAGGAGAATCTAAAAAGAAGGTTAAAAAAACTATCTCAATGCCCAAACTCACATCTAATAATGAACTTAATAAAAAGATTATATCCGACTACAAATCTGATCTAACCGATTATGAAAATTACATAATGTATCAATATGAAAGAGGTGCAATTACAGAAGAAAAAGCAGGTTTAGAGCTTGAAAGAGTTGCCTATATTAAAAAGGCACTATCAAATGCAACTAAATCAGGTTCAGGTAAAGCCAAAAAGGTGAATTTAGCTGCAATTTCCCAAAAGATACTTAAACCTGTTAAAGTTGAAGTTAGTACACCTAAACTTAATACATTTGACATATTAAGTGAGTATTCAAAAATTAAGGCGCCAACGATGGAAGTACCTAACTTAGAAGTGGGGGTACCTAAGTTTGATTTGCCTGAATTGACGCTACCTAATTTTAGAAAGGAATTATAATTATGCCAATAATGACAGAAATAGAAATACAAAATATGGCTCAAGCCCTTTATGAGCAAGACCAAGATACACCTGATGCAACAAGTGAGGACTATCTTGTTAGAAGGTCTATTCTAAATGCAGGTATTGGTTTCTGGGAAGCATACGACGGGACTGAATGGGCATCTTTGTATACCACACTTGCAGAAAACAGCATCGGTGGGGATACAACAGTTGCAACAGATGACACACAGTCAGATTGTCCGACAGCACTTGTTAGAATAGGTTCGTATATCAAACTAACAAACGGAACTGACTCAGTCATATATGCAAGAAAGACACCACAAGAAGCGGCTGATTTAGTGGCTGCGGGTTCAAAGGATAGGTTCTTTTGGATATCGGGAAAGCCAACCGCTTACAAGATAAATTGGAATCCAAAGATACCAGAAACTTACAATGGCTGGACAATAGAATATCCTTACTACAAAAGAGCATCACAGTTTTCTGCTACTACCGATGTAGCGGACGCACCAGACCATCTGTTTTTAGTACATTATCTTTTGTCTTGGTTGTACAAAAATGAAGACCCCGGTAAGTCAAGGGAACAGTTTGATATCGCAAATGCACTAATTCAACAAATGAAGAAAATTAACGATATTTCAATACTTGATTACTTAGATAACAATATAGGAGCAGGGTTTGGACTATGAAACTAAGAAACTATGCTTATTCTAAAATACAAGAATTAAACATTCAGGTTGATAAGTTTAACGACGGGTTAAATGTAATACAAAGGGCTACAAGAATAAGACCTGCTGAAGCCGCTGAACTTCTAAACTTAATGTTAGTTGATGACGGGCTTCCATCGCCAAGATGGGGTACTGCTGTATATGGCGGGGCAATACCGGGGGCAAGTAAAATAGATGGCTTTTCGGAATATGTAAAAGCAAACGGTACAAGGGAACTGATTGTTATTGGCGGGGGGAAGGCGTGGAGACACACAAAAGACACTGATACAGAAATTACAGGTGCTACATTCACAGCAGGGGTAAGGGCTTATTTCAAACAAATAAAAGGTTTTTTATACATTTCAAATGGAATAGACCCGTTGGCAAGATATGATGGTACATCCCTTATCACATATGCAGGAATAAGTGAACCTACAAATGTACAACTTACAGGTGGGGCGGGAATAACAGGTACAGGATATTATTATTATGCTCAGGTAACTGCCTTAAATGCTATCGGGGAAACTGTGGGAAGTACAGAAGTTTCAACAACAATAAGCAAAGAAAGAACAACTTGGGTTGAAGAAAACGAAACGATGACTATTACTTGGGATGCGGTTGCAGGTGCTACAAGATATCAAATATACATCTCAGATGAGTCGGGATATGAAGTGCTTTTAACTTCAACAGAAAATAATTCTTATGTTGATGATAATACCGCAGTACCAAACCCTTATGTGGAAGTACCTGATACAAATACAACAATTGGTCCGAAGTTTGGTCCGATGGAGCTTTCAGGTAATAGACTGTGGGGAACAAAAGACCCGAATAACAAATATCGTGTTTATGGGACGGGAACAGGTCCAAATATGGGGGTATTTTCTGACTTCTATGGCGGTTTTTGGATAGACCTTGAAAAAGGTGGTAGAACAGAACCTCAAGTTGTAGTTGACTATAGGGACGGACAAGGTAATTCTAAAGCAACTGTACTATGTACTACCCCTGAAGGAACAGGCTGTATATGGCAAGTGGAATTGGGGACTGCTATTGTCGGGGATGTTACTTTCGTCATTCCTTCAGCAGCAAAAGTTGTAGGTTCATTTGGTACTTCATCTCCTGCAACAGCAGTTATTGCGGCTAATGATGTCTATTTTCTAAATAAAAAAGGTGTTTTTGTACTTGGAAATGAAAAGCAATACTGGGGGGTTTTAAGAACTAACGAACTATCAGTTAAAATAAGACCATATATTGAAAAGATGACAATGTCAAAGATATCAGACGCTTGTGCTTACTACTACAACGATAAAGTGTTTTTTTCTGTATGTACGAATGGTTCTTTTAATAATAGAATATTTTATTATGATAGGGAAAACCTATCTTGGGTAGCGGACTGGTCTGTGGGGGTTAATCAGTTTGGGGAACACACAGACTCAAGTGGGGTTACACACTTTTTAGGTGCATCCTCAAGTGATGGATACATCATTGAATTTTCAAAAAATATAATAGGGGATAGGGGAGTGGCTTTTGAAACAAGATACGTAGGTCCACAATTCCCTGTAAGCGGGGACTGGTCAAAGTTTGCAAAACTAAAGAAGTTTTATATAAAACTTGCAAACCCACGTGGTACAGTTCAGGTGTCCCTTGTAGGAACTGGTAAGTCAAGCACGTTTTCAACTATCGCTTCAGCAGTCATCACATCAACAAGTGCGGCTACAGGTCTGGGGTTTGATCCTTTAGGAAGTGTTTTACTTGGTACATCTAACGGAACACCAACTACATTTGCAATAGAAAATACTCAAAGACATATGAGGTTAAAAGCAAGGGTCAGGGACATTCAAGTCAGGGTTACTACAACAACACTTGAAAATGACTATACCCTTATGGGATATAAGATAAAGGGAAATATACTTACTGTTTCTGACCCAAGTAGCGAAAAAATTTAGGATATGTTATTAAATTAAAAGGAGACTAAAATGGATATATTTAGAAAAGCAAAATCAAACTTCGCGACTACACTTGTTACAGGAATAGGAACAGGTACAAGTGAAACTATTACACTTAATTCAACTGCTGGACTTCCAACAGATACGGAAATAGTGTTAACTTTCAACCGTGTTACCTCATCTGGGGTGGTCAATCCTACATCATTGGTAGAAAGAATAAGGGGAAAGATAAGCGGTTCTACGCTGACAGCATATACACGTGGGGTTGATAATACTACAGAACAAGCACACAGCGGTGGTACTGTAGTTGAGTACGTGTGGAATGGAGCAGACTTAAACGATATGGTTGATGGAATTCTTGTAGGTCATAACCAAGATGGAACACATAAATCAGGTAGTGTTTTAACCCTTCCACAGATAAACGATACATCATCTGACCACCAATATGTGGTAGCGGTGAACGAGTTAACAGCAGATAGAACAGTAACCCTTCCACTTTTAACAGGAAATGATGAGTTTGTGTTTAAAGACCATGCTCAAACTTTAACTAATAAGACTTTAACTTCACCTAAGATAAATGAAGATGTAGCAGTAACTTCAACAGCTACAGAACTTAACTTGCTTGACGGTATTGTGGGCTTAAACAAAATGCCAATCAACGCACCCGAAGGCTTTTTAATAAATGGAAAGATAGTTCCAAGCGTAGCTTCAAACAACCTAACAGTAGCATTGAAAGGTTTAGATGGTAACGACCCAAGTGCGACTAATCCAATATATGTAAGAATAGGAGATACTGTTCATTCTATAACAAGTGCTTTATCAGTAACTAAAAATGCAGGTACTAATTGGTTTAATGCAGGAAGTGCAGAACTTGCAACAAAAGAGATAGACTACTTTGTTTATCTTGGTTATAACGCAACAGATGGAGTAGTTATAGGATTTTCAAGAATACCTTATGCTACACAATATGACCAATTTTCCGCTACGACTACTAATGCAAAATACTGTGCTATTTCAACGATAAGTAATGCTGCCGCAGGAGATGATTATACAGTCGTAGGTCGTTTTGCTGCTACCCTAAGTGCCGGTGCTGGATATACTTGGACTGTTCCTACATTTACTACTATAAACCTTATTCAAAGACCTATATTTGAGAGTAGAATTTTAACTTGGCTTCCTACACTAACAGGATTTTCTACAACTGCTACTGGAGTATTTGTTTACCAAGTAAAACAGGATAAGTGTAAAGCTGTTTTTAACCCAAATGGTCTGGCATCTAATGCCACTGCTTTGGATATGACATTACCAATATACGCAAGTGGTAGTGCAGGGGTTCAATATTTCATGGGTAACTCCTACGATAATAATGCACAGGTTGCTTCTGGTTCTCCAGCTCGTATTCCTGCATCGGGGACTTTAATTGAATGTTTTAAGACAACTCTTGATACAGATAACTACACCGCTTCTAACGCTAAAGCATGGTCAGGAAGCATAGAATATTTTATTTAAAATATGAAAGAAACACAATCAACACTACAACAAGACGCACAGCAATGCTAATGAATTTACTATGAACCAAAAAGACTACTCAGACAAACTACTAAAGGTACAAAAAGACTATATGAAGTGTCAGCACGGAATGATGGAAGTGATGACACAGATGAAAGATACCCTCGTGCAGATAAATGACCAGAATGTACTTCATAACTCAAAAGATGATGCCAGATATGATACGATAGAACGACTTATCTCGGCAGTAGAGTCAAGGTCAAAGGTAATGAACTCCTTCTTACTTAATATGCTTTAGGAATAATTAAATGAACGAAAATAAATCAACTACAATAAATACAATTAAAGAACGAGTAGTGAAACTTGAAACTCAATATCAGTTTATATGTGAGAAGTTGTATGATATTCAAAATAACGACCTCGTACATATGAACAAGAAGTTAGATGAGATAGACGAAAAATGTAATAACCTCGATAAAAAGGTTGGGGAGATGGCAATTAAAGTTGGTATTATATTTGCTGTTGCTACTGCTGTAGCAGAAGCAATAATAAGGACACTAATAAAGTAAAATGTCTAAGCGAGTGGTAATTCAAGCTGGGCATAAGGGAATAACTTCAGGAAGCGTTGGTGCTCCCGGAGAAAGGGACTGGACTACTAAAATAGTTCCAATGATAGCAGAAAGGTTAAGAGCAAAAGGTTTTGAAGTCTATGAAACAGATGCTTTGGGTTATAACGATGATAAAGTTGTTCAAACAGACTGGGACTTGTTTTTAGCCATTCATTATGATGCCGATATTTACAATGATACTGGGGGTTTTACAGACTATCCAGAACCCAAAACAGATGGTGCAACACAAGAAAGCCAAAGAATAGCCAAAGTTTTAGCCGATCACTACTTTCCTACTACTGGAATTAAGTATGTTAATCGGTCAAATGCGAACACAAGATATTACTATATGTGGCAATATCTGACAGCAAAAACCCCTTGCGTGATAATTGAATGTGGAGTTGGTTGGAGAAAACCTGAAGACTACAACACTTTAAGGAAGTACGACTTTATCGCAGATACAATATCAGAAGGAATACTAAAAGCATTTGGAACATTTTTAGATGAAGACATTCCATCGGAAGTAGAAGCACTTGGACTAAAAGAAATACCAAGATATAATAAATACTGGACATATAGGGAATTGATAAGCGACTATATTAAGTTATATAAGGAATACGAATATGAGAAACAAGAAAAAGAAAAATATAAAAAAGAAGCGAGGGAACTCAGGGAAGTCGTTAAAAGCCAAGCAGAAGAAATCGGGAAAAAAGAAAAAGAGATAGATTCCCTTGATAAAGCCAACGCTGATAAGGACTACGAAATAGCGCAGTTACAAGCACAATTCGTGGAAGTTAGCAGAGAAAGAGACAGTCTGCTTGACTGCTGTAAAGGTTATGAGGTCGCTGTTCCGAAGCTAAATGCTAAAATTAACGACTTGGAAACGAAGTTAATATCGCAAAATCCGTTAAAAGACTATTCCGCTAAGGAACTTTTGAATGCGTTTTTTGATAAAATATTTAGGAGGTGATAATTATGTCATCTAAAGAAGTTTTAATAGAATCATTAAAAGAGTTATGTAGAGTTATATTACTTGCTGTTATTCCTGTCATTATAGACGCGTTATCATCTGGTAAGTTTGATATTAAGGTAATTGCTGTAGCAGGTGCAATAGCAGGACTTAGGTTCATTGACAAATATCTACACCTGAAAGCACCTGAAGGTGAAGCAGGTGGACTCACGAGGTTTTGACTTATCCATTTTAATGTTCCGTGACAGGTCTGTCACGAAAGTCTTGTTACATAGTGATAGGTTTATAAGGTATTGACAAAACGTGTAACGGTGATACACTTTTATCGAATGGAAGAGTACCCTGACCATGAATAAAGATAAAAGAGAGAGGTACATGATTATCAGTGATGTTCATGTACCCGATTACGACATAAAAACGGTATCTTTAATTTATAAGTTTATATCTTACTATAAACCTGACTATCTTGATATACTCGGGGATTTTATTAACTTCACTAAAATATCTAAGTTTGATCAAGATGTATATTACAAAACCGACCTTGCAGATGAGATAGAGGAAGCAAGGGGAGTATTAAGACAGCTTGTTAATACTGCAAGAGAAGCAAACTCCGAAGTGCAAATAACCTATTTTGAAGGCAATCATGAGGAAAGACTTGCTAAGTATTTGGGTAGAAATGCGGCACAGCTTGCAGACTTAACTTCCGATGATGAGTACATAATATCTGTACCCCACCTATTGGAGTTAAAGAAAAATGGTGTGAGGTGGGCACCGCAAGACAGGCTTGTGATCAGACACAACGCTGTATTTACACACGGAACATTACTTAGAATAAAATCGGGGTTTGCCGCACACGCCAACATAGATAAATTCGGATATTCAGGCTTCTCAGGACATTCACACAAGCTTAGTTTGGTTACACGAACACAGTCAGGAAACACTAAATTCTGGATAGAAACAGGCTGTCTTTGCAATGCAACCCCGACACCTTCTTATGTCATAAACCCCGACTGGACACAGGGGTTTGCTGTGGCCGAATACTTGTTTGATACCCACCAATTTTATCCACAAATAGTTCCAATTGTCAACCATTCATTTATGTACGAAGGAAAACTATTTTCTTAAAGGGCGTGTCGGGTTTGCTACAAGCAAAACGTGGGTTCAACTCCCACCACGTCCATCATACTACGCGCCACAAGACATTTTAAGACGCTTCTTTTCCAAAAGCATACATTTATCGTTTTTCACATAAAAACCCCTTACGTTGGCAATTAGGGGCATTAGAAGGCAAGTTTAAAGTAGTGTCTGTTCTATTTTAGAATATTTGTTATTTCATAAGAATGTGATATATCAAAAATGTACCTTGAAAACCTATAAGCAATACAAACCAATAAGGAGGCTTGCTGTGGAAAGGAAAGAATACAGAATTCGGTTGATGTTAAGCAAAAGGTGGATAAGAAAAGACGAAGATGTTGTTCGTGTTACCTATCTCATATACGCACCAGACCTGATGAGTGCATTGAACTTTGCCTATAAATTGGCAGATGCAGAATTTCAGGACTTTATAGTCATCGATACGCAAGTAGACCCACTATATAACTGAGGTCAAGATGTCTAAAATTAGCCCTGAAGTGCGGAAATTGGTTAGGGAACGTGATGGTAATAGATGTGTATTTTGCGGGGCAGAAGAAACAAAAAACTGCAGGTTGCAATTACATCATCTAAAGTACAGGTCAAAAGGCGGCACAAATAGTCCCGATAACCTTGTACTTGTTTGTCCAAATTGTCATAAACGCATTCACGGAGGATGAAATGACGGAGAAACTCACAAATAAAGAATTGTTAGAAGAACTTTCAAAGCGTGGTTATTTCGCTTCTAAAGTTCCACCGCAAGTATCAGGAACTACCTTTGAACCTGATATTACAAAACTCACAGGCAACAAGTATCGCTTCGCAGTAATATCCTGTACTCACTTGGGATCAAGGTTTCAACAACTCTCACATCTTTACACCTTCTATTCCGTCTGCAAAAAGCGTGGAGTTGAAGTTGTAATGCACTGTGGTGACTTGGTTGACGGAGTCGGGATCTATAGGGGTCAGGAATACGAGGTCTTTGCTCACGGGGCAGATGCACAACGAGACTATGTAATTGAAAACTACCCTAAAATTAAGGGCATTTCAACAAAAGTTATCTTGGGAAACCACGATGAGTCCTTCTATAAGACAGCAGGATATAATATCGTGAAAGAAGTCTGTTCTGTACGTGAGGATATGGAATACGTAGGGGACTACTATGCAACCGCTGTGGTTGACGGAATAAAGATAGCATTGATGCACGGTTCTGGAGGAGTTGCCTATGCGCGTTCTTACAAACCCCAGAAGATCGTGGAACAACTCGCACCTGAACAGAAACCACATATGCTTTTTGTAGGACATTGGCACGTACAGGTTTACATTCCTGCATACCGCAATGTAGAAACATTCAGTATGGGTTGCTTTCAAGCCCAAACCCCATATCTTGCAAGAATGGGTTTGTTTCCAAATATCGGCGGTGTCATTCTTGAAGTGATAACAGATGAAACCGGAATTAAGTCAGTCAAGACCGAATGGGTTCCATTTTATATCGTAAAAAAGAATGACTTTTAAGGTAAGAAACAATATTTGCTTATAGGAATTCGGACTTACGCCCTAAGCGAGTATATCTCAAATAGGGCGTATTTTTTATGGAAAACTTGACTTGTCGTGTATAATGTAAATAGTGGTCTGTGGGTGGGGTTGGTTGGTCACTGACCCTTACCCACAGGCCACTAATTTTATACTTGACTTCTCCCAAAAATAATGATATACACTTAGTATGACACATCTGGGTCATCTAAAATTAAAGATAAAAGCCCCCTCGCACCTGGATGTGTCAACCCTTTAATGCGAGGGGACTTTTGTATTTAATTAAGGAAATAAAGAATGAATAAAAAAGAAGAATTAAGGAATAAAGTACTATCTAAGAAATTAGATATGTCTAAAATTACGCAATTATCGTGGAGTATTTCTCAAGTAGAAAAATTATATAGCTTAAACAGTGAAGAAGATATGGAGAATTTACTCAAAGCTTACGATAGTATATGGTGGGATTTTATGTATATAGCCCAAAAAGAGTTAGGATTGGTGGATTAAATGGAAACTCGTATATTAGGAACAGGAATATGGACAGACCCTAAATTTAGGGAGTTAGATGACAAAGAAGCTCGTATTACACTTTTTCTTTTGAGTAACGATAGAATTCCAACATTACCTTGTTATCAAATTGGTTTAGATGAGGTAGCTTTTTATTGTGGAACTACTGTACAAAAAGTTACTGAAACTATACCTAAATTAACTTATTTCGGAATTTACTACAAATTTGGATATTTCATATTATCTGATAAATTTACACGTGCAAGATATACAGGTGGAAAAACAGAGGAATCTCGTAAAAGGTTGTGGGAAAGTTATCCCGAACAAATAAGAGAATTTGTTGATATAGAAGGATGTATTGACCAACGATTGGGCAATGATTGCCCAACCGTAGGCTCTATAAATCATAAATCAGAAATCATAAATCATAAATCAGAAATCAAAAATACAGAATTAGCAGAAAAAGTTCTTAAATGGTTTAACAAGGCAATGGATACTAACTTTAAGTCTTATTACGGTTTCAAAGATAACTTGGACTTTTGGTCCAAAGTCTACTCGGAAGAAGATATTAAAAAAGCATTGCTGGTTCTGCGGTCTGGTGCGTGGTGGGCTAAAGATCCTACTCCAACCTTATTGTTTAGAAGAAAGTCGCCTAAAGGTGAACCGGTTGACTACATAGGCGAGCTATTGAACCTGAAGGGGGGTGAGAACACGTGAGTTGGAAAACAGCAAAAGAAAAGTTTAGTTATTTTGAATTTCCTGAAAAAGAATTCAACGAAGCAGTTGCAAAGTATGAGGAGCAGGAACATACAAACGACATAGAAAAGTTAATGAAAGACGGCATAGTTACAGCAAGTAAGCAATTCTTCACAAGGAAAGGTGAGAAAAACTCAGACATAAAATATAACGTGGTTGGTCTGTGTAATTTAGATGGTTATCTCGTGGATGTGTGGGAAATAAAAAATAATGGAAATATCACTGAAAGGGGTTGGGCAATGTTTAACGATGAAGACAATGCCTGTTTGGTAAGTAGTAAGAAGTATTCGTTTAAGAAGTCAGATGTAAGCACCGACTTCTTTGGAGAAAAGATATAAATATATTATTGACTTTCTGTGTAAAGCAGATATAATAAAAAATATGAATGAAGAATACAACTTACTTAAAGAGGATATAGAAGCTATTTGGACAGAAGCAGTTTTTAATTCCCGAAATGATTTGATTAGAGGATATTGGGAAATTGGAGAAAGAATAAGACAGTTTAGAAAAGGACAAGTCACTGAATTACTGCAGAACCTTGCACTTGATTTAAACAAGTCAGAACGCTCTTTATGGTACGCAGTTCAAATGTATGATATGTTCCCAGAATACCGAAGAATTGAAGAATTACCAGAAGGTAAAAACTTATCAATGAACAAACTTATTACTAAATATTTGACAGATGGAAAAAAGGAAGAAAAGCCAGAACCAGAGTATAGATGCCCGCAGTGCCATTACAGAGGGTTCAAAAGTGAATTCAAATTATAAAAATATGAAAGTACGAATGACTAAACTAATGGAAATAAACGACACCTTACTTGAAAGTGTTCCTTTAATGGAATTTTCAAGGTTTTCAGGTATGTCTGCGGCATATCTTTGCCGTGTTAAAAAGAACAAAATAGTGATATCTGAAGAAATGTACGACAAAATAAAAAAGCACTTGACAGACTTTATAAATAGTGGTAATATGGATACAGTAAAAAATTAAGAAAGGTTTAATATGAAAAACCAAAAACAACTTGAAGCCGAACAAAGACTTCAAGAAAATTACGACAGACTCAATGACCTTGTTGAGTCATTATTCCCCAGTAACAAATTGTCCTTAGAAGACCAACTGCTTCAATTAGATGAAGATCCTTATAAATATCTAAAAGAAGAAGAAGCAGAATATCTCAATTCAAAATGAATAAAGCAGAATACATAAACAAACTAATAAGTGAATGGATTGAAATATACCAAGAAACAGATAAAAGGACAAAGAAAGCAAAAGAAATAAGAAATACGATTAACGGGTTGTTTTATATGGCAGGTTTAGTAGGGTGCAAAAATGAAAGAAATTGAAGCGATAGATAAAATGATTGATTTAATAGTTGAAAACCCCGAAAAGTTTAAGGTTAGAGATATAGAAGAATTGTTACCAGCATTAGAGAAGGTTAAAAAGATAGTTAATTCATACAGAAAGGCGGTGAAAAAAGATGGAAAAAGTAATAGAAATTAAAAAACCAATACAAGAAAAAAGGACTGATTTTAACTTAATGGGTGCGGGGATTGCTGTTGGAATAATACTGTTGATAATTGGTGTAGCTACAGCTACTAAAAAGGTAGCAGACTGGGGAGCTGAACATCAAATAGTAAAGCAGAACATAGTTAAACAGACATTAAAGTTTCAATTACCTTACAGGATTGAGAAAATAGAAGCGCCTCAACCTGTTAAGGAAATAGTAGTAGTAGGAACCCCATACGAAGAGTTATCAACAACCGAGCAAAAGATAATTCAAGTATGGGGGGACTACAAAACTTCAATGATAGCAATCGCAGTATTTAAGTGCGAATCAGGACATTTGGCTGATGCAGTGTCAGAAACAGGTGATTTGGGCGTGGCACAAATACATTGGAAGACTTGGAAAGACGAAGTAAAAGAAAAGTTCGGTTACACAGCAATAGATATGTTTGATGTAGACAAAAACTTAGAGGTTGCTTATTGGATATGGGACAGGGGAGATGGAATAGAAGGAAACGGATTGGGTACTTGGGACGCTTGGAGTTGTTTCAATAACTTAGGTTATTTAGATAACTTACAGTAAGTCCAAACCGGCTGGGGTGCTGACGTCAGGCCCCAGTCGGCGTCAGCAATTTGAAAGGAAAAAAAGATGGATTTAGCAGAAAAACTAAAAGAACTTACAAATGAATTAGTAGAAGCCACTCAAAGAAGGGACGCTTATGAGGTGGAATATGAGCTGGAAAAGGCTCGTATGATGTTCTCCGCCGAAGTAAACGGATTGAACAACCAACCGATGAGGGAAGCACAAGTAACAATTTTATTACACAACAAAGGAATGTTTGAAAAAATGGCTGCTTTGAGAACTGCAGGAAAAGTAGCTTGGTATAAATGGAGCGCAGTAAAAAGTCTTATAGATGGGAAAGAGGCAGTAGAAAATTATTAAAGGTGTTTTATTTAATTGGCTAATAGCCGAAAGGAAATATTATGTTTACACCTGATAAATTTGCCGAATCACAAGTAGGCAATTATATGAAGTTTGAAGAAGGAGAAAATAGAATTCGTATTCTTGAAAAACCAATAACAGGATATGTTTATTGGGAAGACGCAGAAGGGAATTTGGTCCCTAAAAATGAAATGGCAGGTAAAGGTGGAAAACCTGTCAGGGTAAAAAGTTGGGAAGGACTTACTAACGCTCAAAGGGGAGCGATGAAAGGTTTTGCCGCTATGGTAGTCTGGAATTATAAAGCGGAAAAAGTACAGATACTTGAAGTTAAACAGGTCGGAATAATGAACGCTCTTGAAGCATTATCATTAAGTAAGTCGTGGGGCGATATTACGACATTTGACATCGTGATTACAAAAACCCGTACAGGAATAAACCCTACAGATGTGGAATATTCTGTAATGCCCGAACCTAAAGAACCTGTCTCAAAGGAAATTAAAGAAGCATACAAGGAAGCACATATAGATCTTGAAGCGTTGTATAGGGGGGAAGATCCTTTCGGGGTTGAAAAAACAGAACCAGAAGGATTAGAAGAAGTTGATTTAGATGATTTGAACTTGGAGGATTTGGATGCCCAAGTCGCAAAGAAGTAGAAAGCAATTAGAAAAGCAGTTAGATAAACTTTGGAGAGAGAGGGGAGCAAATTATTGTGAAATATGCGATAAACTTCCGTTATCAGAAAGGGTTGATTATACAAAACTTGACACTCACCACATTGTTGGAAGGACAAATAAACTTTTAAGATGGGATTTACGAAATCAGCTGAAAGTTTGTCCAACCCATCATACATTAGGAGGAAGCGGTAAAACAGTACAAGATAATTTGGGGGGTTGGTTTTTGAACTGGGAGTCAGATAACGATTGGATGGGAAAATGGCGTAAAGAAGACAAAGAATACTTGCGGGAACGATATAAGATACCTTATAAGCAATGGACCATAAGTGAATTGGAAGAAATGGTTATTAAGTTGAAGGAAAAATGATTGAAATACCGATATTAAACAAAGAATATAAAGTAATAGTCGTATTTGGGGGCAAAAAGAAAGTTGCCGAATGTCTGAAAAAATACGGATATGCTCCTACTGATACGGACTATCACAAGAACAGGGGTTATCTTTACTATGATCCTGACTGTCATCCGATAATAGCGTTGCCAAGAAAACCAAAAACCCCTGAAGAAATAGGAACACTTGCACACGAAGCGGTACATGCGGTTAGCCACATCTTTGACTACATACACGAACATAGTAGGGATGAGGTTTTTGCACATTCCGTAGGTGCAATAGTAAGGGAAAGTTTGAAATGATTTGTGTTCCTGTGCCCCTGAGGGCTTTGGCTAAACTCGGATTAAAGTTCAGCAGGAACTCTCGGCTATAAAGGGGCAGGAAAGCCGAGATACAAGATTGTTAGCAGAAATGACGAGGTTGATGGAACATATAAAAGTTAGGTGTTAGGTTGGTGTACGGAAGCGTGCACCTTACTGTAACCTATACAAGAATGTATATTATACGGAGACATAAACCACGTTTTTTACAGGGTTTGTTTCCGTGAGAAAATTGAAAATTAAATACTCGGAATGACCGAAGCGGAGTAATTACCCGCAGGATAGGAATTGACCTAATTGAGTGGACACCTGTGAGAAGTGAATTGGGGTAGCCTCAGAGTAGGCGAGGGCAAAAAGGTATGATGAGCCTAACTTCATACCTACCCCAACACCTATTAGAGTTGCGAAACACAATAACTCTATGGAGTTAGTTGGCAGGGCAACACAGTTAAGTCATTCCGACTGTTTAGTATTTAATTGAAAGGAACAAGAATGAATAAACAAACAGAAGAAAAAGTACAGGATATTTTGCTCTCATTAGTTGAGTTTGATGGGAACAGAGAAAAAGGGTTTGGTACTACTGTAAATGTGTCAAAAGCACAAGAGGATATTATGAACATAATACAAAAGGAAAGAGAAGATGCTATAAAAGATATTGTGAAAGATATAGGGAACCTAAAGTTAAAAGAACGAAAAATAGACTACTCCTATGTAAATATACCAGAAGAATGGGAAGCAGAACCTGAAAATATTGAGAAGCGTGGTTACAATCAAGCAGTTAGAGAAATAAATAACAAAATATACTTATTTATTACTAATAACCTATCACAAACTAAAGGAGGTAAACAATGAAGTTCTATCATGGAACTAATAATATAGATGAGTTTTTAAGTAGGGGCATATACAGTAGGGCTACAGAGGAATATCCCAATGCTTCCGATTGCATATATTTAGCCGTTGATAAAGAAGAAGCAGAATGTTACGGCAAGTATGTGTTTGAGATAGAGTACAATCCTAATAAGGATAAAACTAAAAATAATTATTGTGATGGTTGTTGGCAATTAAGAGTATATGAACCAATAAACCTGACCGAAGTCAGGCTTATTAGTTACAATGGGAAAACAAAGTTTCCTAAAGGTATTATACACCAACTATCACAAACTAAAGGAGATAAAAAATGACTAAAATGAAAGCAAATAAACTAAATACAAAGGTAAAAATAAATAATAAAAAACACTACAAATCAGTATTTGAAAATGAACAGGAGTTATTAAAAGCCATAATAGACATTCATTTAGACGGGAAGGATATTGAACTTGACCCGATGTATTTCAAAGGAAACTTCTATAAGAATGGGGTAAACGAACCAACGTATAAGTATGATATTAACCCACAGATGTTGAAGGTGGAAAAAGCAGATGCCAGAGAATTACCAATAGAAAGTGGGAGTATATGCTCAATGATTTTAGACCCTCCGTTTTTGTTTGGGATTCACGGACAAACAAAGAATTATTACAGCTCAACAACTCACGGGATATTTAAGAACTTGGAAGAATTAAAGGAACTTTATATTGGGATATTAAAAGAAGCATATCGGATACTAAAAAGAAACGGGGTACTTATTTTTAAGTGTCAGGATTATACAGATAACAAAACCACAATGACTCATTGTTTGGTGTGGAAATGGGCAACAGAAACAGGTTTTTATCCAAAAGACTTGGCAATACTTCACTTGCCGAAAGGAAAAGTTAGTAATTCCAACTTGAAGCAAAGACATCTACGGAAAACTCATTCATATTTTTGGATATTTTTAAAGGAGATAAAAAATGAACATAAAAGAAAAGCAAATAGAGGAAGAAATACTACGTGATATAGAAGAAATGTTGCCTGATTGTTCGGGTTGTACCTACGATAAAAAAGAAGGAACACACCAATATATGTCTAAACAACACTTCAGGGAGTTTTATTATTCCAAGACTAAAGGAGATAAAAAATGACTAAAAGGAAACAAAAAGCCCGTCTTTTTCAACGGGCGGTTGATAACAGATAAGGTTTCTTATCTGCAATGATATTATAACATAAAGGAGACAGAATGAAAAAACAAATAGAAGTAAATATAATATTACCGCCGACAGCGAGTTCTTACATAGATATGGATTTAGTAGAACTAACGAAATATCTTGTAGAGACAGGAAACGGTGGAGAAAACAATGGTGGGATGGGACTCGGTGGTAGATTTGGATACGGAACAACCTTTGAGAACGATACTTTTATGATGCACGAGTTTTGTTGGTGTGAAAGAGATGACTGTGGTTGGTGTAATGGAACTAAACCTAACTTCCTATACAAACCAACGAACTTACAAGTGTTTTGGTATAAATGGATTGGCAGAGATATGGAGTTCAAACCTAAAAAACCGACACAAGCAGAATGGGAAAAGATATTTAAGGATTGTATTAAATCTATACCACAAACTAAAGGAGGTAAAAATGAAAAAAGAAAATAAAGAAAAATATATTTATCATTATTGGTGCTATAACCATGCTACAGGAACTACTGCTTATCCGAATATAGTAAAACTTGACATAGTTGCAAGTAGTGAGGAAGAGGCACTAAAAATAGCAAAAAAGATGGTAACTGATAGAGGAATATATGAACTACTGAGTGTTAGAAATATAGCGCAAAATAAAGGATGAAGAAAATGAAAATAGGACACAGACACTACAATAATTTAATAAAAGAACTTATTTGGTTCATACAAGAAAATTGGTGTGAAATTATCCTAACCATTGCATCAATAGTTTGTATTTATTTTATAGGAAAGGCTTGGATATGCCATTTGAAAAGATAAAGTGTAAGGAGTGCGGTGCTATATTTCAGCCTAAGAATAGAAAGCAGAGGTTTTGTTCACACAAATGTGCAGTAAAGTTTAACAGAAGGAATGAAGGAATTGATGTAAAATGGTTTTCAAGAAAGGAGGTATAATATGCCATTTCGTTCAGAAAAACAAAGAAAATTTCTCTGGGTAAAACACCCAAAAATAGCCAAAAAATGGAGCGCGGAGTACGGAAGCAAAATAGTTAAGAAGAAAAAGAAGTGATGTTCAATGCGTGGTGTTCAAAGTGTAAAAAGATGGTCCGTGTAAAAACGGAAAACAAACCTAAATGTCCATTATGTGGAAATAGGGTGGAAGTAAAAGGAACTGTACTTAAGATAATAACCTCCAACGGAGACTTTCCAAAGCATTTATAAACCTTGCAATTCATTCCTCAAAGTGATAAATATCTTAAAAGGAGATAAAATGAATTCTATAAAGCCCATAGATAGTAATTTTGATTACACATTACAGACAACCATTCAAGAAAGGTTAAGGGAAATAAAAAGACTGAAGCGGATGTCTAAAAGTGCAATAAAAAAGTCACTTTATTCTTTAAGACACTCAAGTGTTCAAGATGCAAACAAGAAAACAGCAGATATTATTGCGGTTTATGATAATACAATACGGGATATAGTCATAGCGGTAGCAGATATATGCGAGTCGGCTATTCAACTTGGTTATACTGTGGATTTAGATGCATTTGATAAAGAGGATATTGAGGAAAGATATTTTTCGGACGGATATCTTCAATGCTTTTCTGATATTTATAGGAAGTTTCACGAGCTAAGGGGTAAGATGTAATATGAGTACTAAAGAATATCGAAAAACAAAAGATCTAAAACTATGGGAACAGAACCCCCGATCTATTAGAAAAGAGGACTTTGAACGATTAAAGAAACAAATTCAAGAACTCGGACAATATAAGCCACTAATTATCACTAAAGATGGTGAAGTGATAGGTGGAAATATGCGTTTGAGAGCTTACCGGGAGTTAGGAATAGAGGATGTGTGGGTGTCTGTGGTAGATCCAAAAGATGATATGGAGAAACTTAAATATGCACTTTCTGACAATGACCGAGCGGGGTATTATGACGATGATCTTTTAGCCAACTTATCAAGTGCATTTCCGGATTTTGAATGGTCTGATTATGCTGTAGATTTAACACCGCCGGAAACATTAGACAAAGTTTTATTTAAGGAAGAAGTACAAGAAGATGAAGTACCTGAAGTATCAGATGAAGAACCAATAAGTAAGTTAGGCGAAGTATATCAGTTAGGCAGACACAGACTTTTGTGTGGGGATAGTACAAAGATAGAAGATGTAGAGAAACTAATGAATGGACAGAAAGCGGATATGGTGTTTACTGACCCACCTTATGGTATGGGTAGGGATATCGTAAATGATGACTTACCTGTTGGTGATTTAGTGGAGTGGAATAAAAGATGGGTGCGTGTGGTGAGTGGGTTGCTTAAAGAGGGTGGTATTTTCATATCTTTTCACTCTCCAAGGTATTTTTGGACATTACTAGGTTTGTCAGATGAGTTGTTGTTTCAGAGGTATCTTGTGTTATACAAACCAAACGATATAACATACCCACACTTTAATTGGGTGATAAAAACCGAAGCGATTTTATTGTTTAGCAAGGGCAAACCAACAATGTTTCAGAAATATAAAGGTAATTATGAAACAGATGTCTATATTTATAACCATCCTGCAAAATATGAAGATGACGGGTTATGGCATCCTACTATAAAACCTGTAGAAATATGTGCTGATATGATAAGGAAATGTTCGGTAGAGGACAATATAATACTAGACCTCTTTGGTGGTAGTGGTTCAACCCTAATAGCCTGTGAACAACTAAACAGGACTTGTTATATGATGGAAATAGATCCCAAGTATTGTGATGTTATCCGTAAAAGATACGCAAGATTTATAGGAAAGGAAGATGAATGGGAAAAAGTATCACCAAGAATTTAGGTGGAAGACCAACAAAATACAATGACGAGGTAGTTAAGAAACTTGAGAGCATATTCAAGATCGGTGGAACTGTAGATGAGGCTTGTAGTTATGCTGAAATTACAAAACCAACATATTATGAATGGCTTGATAGACACAGTGATTTTCTTACTAAAATGAACTCAGCACAGCATTATGCTGATATTGTGGCTAAAAACGTAGTGGTTGACTCGATGATAAAAGATAAGGATTTGTCCACCGCTAAATGGTGGCTCGAGAAAAGACAATTTAGAGAGAATAACCAAACAAACGTACAAGTAAATGTATTAAACAAACTTGATTCTTATAAGAAGGATTATAACCTTGATGAATAACGGGTACAAAAAATGGATTGAAGAAAACCTATCTATCGTTAACAAAGAAGGGGTGCTTGTGCCTTTCAAGTTAAACTCCATACAAGATAAGTATTTGACACAGGATACTTCAAACAGAAAGGACATAATTTTGAAGGCGAGGCAACAAGGATTTTCAAGTCTGATATTGGCTATATTCACAGCTGATTTTTTAGTCAGGGAAAATGTTTATAACGTAGTAGTTGCTGATAATACTGATAATGCTCAAGGACTGCTAAAAAGGGTTAAAGACTACCTTCGCTGTATTGATCCGAACATAGAAAAAGCGTTGAAGTATAACTCAAAGTATGAGATGTACCTTGAAAGGTACAATAATACTTACAAGATAGGTACCGCAGAAAACATAAACTTCGGTAGATCAAAAACGATAACGAATTTACATCTGAGCGAGGCTTTTTTCTATCCTCATTTACAAGATATACTTGCAGGTGCGCTACAGGCGCTTGTACCAACAGGAAAAGCAATTATTGAAACTACAGCAAACGGCTTTAACGAAGGAAAAGAATTGTGGGATAGGTCGGTGCTTGGGGAGTCAGGGTTTAAGCCATTATTTTACAACGCGGAAGACTTCTATTCTAAAAGTTTCTTAGAAGAAAAGAAAAAAGAACTTGGGGAAAGACTTTATAAGCAGGAATATCCCAGCAATAGTCTCGAAGCGTTTGTTACATCAGGTCAGTGTTTTTTTGATACCGAATCACTTGCACGCTATCTTAAAGAAGCCAAAGAACCAATGAAAGAAGGGATCTATGTTCAGACAATATAGAAATATAGAAAAAGGGGAATTCATTATTGTAGGGGCAGATACATCTGCAGGTATGGGGGATTATTGTGCTGTCCAATTTTTATCTAAAACAAAACTTGATATTCCGCTTGTTTATCATTCTAAACTACTCGCAACAGAAATGACTAACGCCATCTATCCTGTAATTGAGAAGATAGCAGATGTTACAGGTATTAAACCTGTTGTGGCTTATGAAAGAAATAACGGCGGGGTTTTTGAATTAGAAAGACTTGCCGCACTAAACAGACTTGGAAAGTATAGGATTTACAAGATGATTACATACGGAAATATAGATAACCCTAATGAGTCAAAACTCGGCTGGGATACCAATACTGCTACAAGACCTAAAATGTTGGCTGACTGGAAGGAAGCAATAGATAAGCACTTGATAGCCATATATGATAAGCCGACAATAGAAGAACACTTCAGTTTCATTCTGTCTCAAACATCATCATCGGTTAAAGCAATGGCTGAAACCAATGCTCATGATGATCTGGTGACAAGTTGCGCTATCGTATATCAATTATATCAGACAGAAGAGCCAACCAAGTTAAAGGTTGACTTTAAGGACTTTCCTGATGATTCAAAGTTGTTTAACAGGGGTTTTTATTAAGGTTTTTGACACAATAATTTAATTGTGTTAACTACTAATAGTAGCAACCTTATAAGGAGTATTTTTATGCCAACCAAACCAATAGATACAAAGATAGATAAAGATAATTTATTTTCGGATTTTAAGGCGTCAGACAAGTATGTGGAAACAAAACGTTCCGACTGGGATGAAAAAGAAGATATATTTTTCTGCAAAAACCCCGATGAGATAACGGAAGATGAAACTAAGTCACAAATTAACGACCCGCGACTTGCAACTTATGTTTTAGAACGTTCTGGCAGGGTATGTTCACAACTGCCAACAGGAAAGCCGTTTGCACTATCAAAGAACGATAGGGGCAAAAACAAGTTGATGACGCTTGTCTTAAACAAATGGGTATATCCCAATGCTAAAAGTCAATTTCCACTTATAACTAAGTTCAAACTACTTGATATGTATTCTTTAATTTACGGCTCATCGTTTGGACTTGTAGACTGGGTAGTGGACAAACAAAAAGGATATATCGGACCAGACCTATTCCTGCTTAATATAAGGGATGTATTTCCACAAGCAGGGGCTATTTCTTTAGAAGACTCAGACTTCATTTATGTTTCAACCTTAAAGACCAAAGAATGGCTAAAAGCAAGGGACAAGGATACTTGGAAGAACATTGATAAGGTGCTGAAAGGTAAAACTAAAGGCACATCTCGTTCTGAAATGTCCAGCGAAAGAATATCAACAAGATATGCAGAATTCTACAATTCCTATGATGCGGGGGGTAAAGATAACCCTTACATTGAACTTATTACAAGATATGAAAGGGATAAATGGATAACGTTTGAACCTGAAACAAGGGAAATAGTAAGAATAATTGAAAACCCGCACAAGAATGGTGAACTACCTGTAATTGTAAAGCACTGCTTTCCACTTTTAGATGATTTCTTTGGATTGGGGGAAATTGAACGCGGGGCTACACTACAAAAAGCAATAAATTCACTTATTAACTTATACTTTGACGGGGTTAAAATGGAATTATTCCCGCCTTTACAGATAAACCCTAATGAGGTTATCGCATCTTCAATTAAAATGAGACCCGGAGCCAAAATGTATGTAGACAGACCAAACCAGTCGGTACAACCTATGGTGGTAGCAGATAAAAGTTTGGCTACATTCCAGTCTTCGTACAACTTCTTACTTGGTGCGTTGGAAAATACAAATGGAACATCTTCAACATCTGTAGCACAGCAATTTGATACAACAGCAGGAAAGACGCCACAAGCATTGAGAATGCAAGCGGCAAGGGAAAATACAAGGGATATGATGGACAGATACCAGATGGAGGTTACAGTACAAAATGTGGTAGAAAAGTTTGTTAACCTACAAGCCAATAAGATGGAAGCTCCTTTGATATTATCTTTATTTAAGGCAGAAGTAGAAACCATTGAAAAGGAATTTCCGGACATTGTGGAGTTCTTTGAGTCAGGTGAAGGTGCAAAACTAACAATTGATAAAGACATTCTAAAAGGAAAATATAGGTTTGAAGTTGACTCAGGCTCAATGATAAAAAGGGACGATGAGTTGGAACTTGCAAACCTGAATACAATGTTACAGGTTGTACTTAATAATGCACAAATAAACCCTCAAACAGGAAAAGTGGAGTCCCCGCTCATAAATGTAATGGAAGAAAACGGTAAGAGAATAAACGCTGCAGAATTATTCAAACAATGGGTGATAAAAGCAGGTGTGAATGATTGGGACAAGATAATTATTGAAAACCAAGAAGAAGAAGGAATACCGCTTGACCAAATGGACCAAGAAATAGCACAGTTTGAACAGCAGTTAGGTGGACCAACAGGACCAATGGGACCAGCAGGACCAGCAGGACCAATAGGTGGGCAGATGGGTGGAGTAGGACCAGAAGGGGGGATATATGCCTGATACACAAGCAGTAGCACCAAATAATGCGGACTTTTTGAGGTTTATTAAGGAAATGCGAAAGGATAACGAAAAGAAAAACACTTCTGTAGATGACCATATATCGGACTTAGCCAGCACTGAAGGATGGAAAGACTTAAAAGAATGGATGTTGAAAAGAAAGTCAAGGTTGCTTGAATTAAAAGACTTTGACTTAAACGGGGCAAATTATGAGGAGATGGGAAAGTTGTTTTACTTTGCAAGACTTGTGGGGGAAGAAATAGACGCGATCATTTCCAAAGTAGAAACTACCCATAAAGTCGTTGAGGGAGAATGAAGAAGACTTTGAAGAGGAATGGGAAGAACGCCCTAAACTTTCAAAAGAGGAAATTAAAAAAAGGGCTTCTGAAAAGTGGGAACAGTCTAAAAAAGACTGGACTGAATTAACAGAAGAAGTGTACGAAAACACTATTGAAGGCAAGTGGGTACAAAAAGGACCGTACCTCTACAAGAAAGATGCAAAATTAGAGTTTGCAACATATATCGGAAATGACTATATGTTAACCGGAGTTGACGAAAATGGTAAGCCCGTGTTAAAAAAGAAGTATTGAAGGTTACACAAGTGGTAATAACCTTACCACTTATGTAGTCTTTAATGGCTACCAACTTTAAAAGGTTACTTTAAAAAGGTTAAAAGCAGAAACGCTCCTTTTTAGTTGTCAGAAGCGTAGCAGCCTGACGCTTGACCGTAAGTGGCGTGTAATAAAATTAAAGAAAGGATTTTTTCATGGCAGAAGAAATCAAAGAAGAAATTGAACAGGTCTCACAAGACGTAAGTCCTGAAAGTGAGCCTGAAAGTGAGACTGAAACAACTGAAGTCCCTACGGACGAAGAAGTTGATAGTAATGAAGTTGAAGAAATAAAGTCCGAACGCGGCAAAAACCGAGTTCAAGAGTTAGCGAATAAAGCCAAAGCGCTTGAAAGCGAAAAAGAAGAACTTGAAAACAGAATAGCAGAACTTGAGCCTTTAGTTGCTATAGACAGTAAAGATAATCTCTTTGAGCAGATTGAAAACTTCAATCCCCAGCTATCTGGTGATTATGAAGCAGATATAAGGACTGTTGAGGAACGTGCAACTAAAAAGGCTTTAGAGGAAGTAAGAAGGGAACAGATGAAAAAAGATATGCTGGTATCAGATATCTTAGCCTGCGAGGAGTCCTATCCAGAACTTCGTAAGGATTCTGATAAGTACGATGAAAAGTTGTCTACAGAAGTAGTATCTTTTTATACAGAATTAAGGGCATTGAACCCTAATGTACGTCTGAAACCTGTTGTAGACCGCTTAATGAAAATTAAAGGTTATACAGCAAATAAAAGCAGGGCAGAAATTGCACAGAACCTCAATAAACAATTGAGTGAAGGTGCTACAACCCCTTCTACTAATTTGACAAGTGATAAAGAAACTAAAGACCTAAGTCTTGAAGATATAGAAAAAATGGTCGGAACCGTATCGGCATATTAAGAAGAAGGTGAAAAAATAAAATGGCATCAACGACATCAACGTTAAGCCAACTTATGAGCACTTATTACGATAAGCTATTCATAAGTATGGTAAAAAGAAGCCAGATAATGGAACAGGGTGCGCAGAAAAGACCCCTTCCTTCTGGTAATGGTAAGGTTGTATATTTCCAAAGATATAGCCCGTTAGCCTTGATAACTCAATCTCCTACAGAGGGTTCAAATCCTTCCGCAGTAGATTTATCAGCAACTAATGTGTCCTGTACAGTTGCAGAATACGCATCCTATACCCCAATCTCTAAATTGCTATCTCTAACTGCAATAGATCCTAAAATGAAGGGTGCGGTTGAAGTTATGGGTATAAATGCTGGAGAATCGAGAGACGCTTTAGTCAGACTTGAGTTAGACAATGGTACTGCACAACTTGCAGGATCAAAATCAGCTCTTTCTGCTATAGCATCATCTGATACATTCGGAGCCAACGAAGTTAGAAAAGCCGTCAAGACTTTAAAGATACAGAAAGCAATGAAGTATGACGATGGTTACTTCTTAGGTAAAACTAATCCTTATGGATCGTACGCTTTAATGGGCGACTCCACTTGGGTTAATGCACATACCTACAAAGACGGAGACAATCTTTACAAGGGTGAACTTGGAAGACTACATGGTGTAAGGTTTGTAGAAGGTAGCGAAGCTACCAAGACATCATCTACGGTAGATGTGTATAATTCCTACATTCACGGTAAAGAGGCTTTCGCAGTAACAGATTTGGAGGGAGATAGACAACACGTTTACGTCAAGAATCCGGGAGCGAATAGTACTGATAACCCAGTAGACAGATTCTCAACCGTAGGTTGGGCAATGTCCTTCGCGGTCAAAGTACTTGATCCTAACTGGATAATCGTATGTAAGCACGCGTAGTACCATAGTGGTAAAACATACCTATGGTAGTGATTTTCAAGCCCTCGTTAATTCGGGGGCTTGGATAAAAATATGGATAATACAAGAAGTTTTGACTTAGAACAACTTTATAAAGCAAAAGAACACGCTGTTGGGCGGGAAAAGGAAACTATTGAAAAAGCAATGTATAATATTGAAAAGTCATCTCGTAACCCTGATATAGCACGAGCAAGAGAACAACTGATAAACGCACACAGAAATCACGCAGTAGATGACGCTAACAGAATAGAAGAACAGATAAGGGAAATGGAAAAATAGTGTTATATTCCTTATATGAGATATAAAATATGCGGTCTTGAAACCCATTCTAAAGGCGGTACAAATACATCAGCAGTTGACTGGTGGAGAGTGGTAAATCCGCTATCGCATCTCAATCCCGAAAAGTTTGACGTAACAATAAAAAAGAAAATAATAGACGAAAAGGACATTACAGGCTCGTGGCGTAAACTCGGTAAAAACTTTGACCTTTTGTTTTCCTCATACATTGATACACCTAAATCATACGCTTATCTAAGAGCAACTATGCAGGTATCGGGTTTAAAGCACATAATGGACTTAGATGACAACCTCTACAACATAGACGAGTTTAACCCCGTACAGATGTACTATCAGACTAAACAGGGAATGAAAGAAATTCAGCAGGTCATTATTAACGATTGTGAAGTACTAACTACCACTACTAAATATCTAAGAAATGTTGTTGCAGATTACGGCAGAACAGGACCAACATACGTTCTACCAAACTACATTGATTTAGATGTGTATAAGTTTGATTTTACTAAAAGAAAAAAGCCCGACAAAAAGATAAACATAGTCTACTTTGGATCATCCACACACTATACCGATATAGAACAAAGCGGGATCGTTGAAGCTTCTAAAATGATAAATGAAAAGTATGGTAAGAGAGTCAAGTTCGTGTTCTTTGGAATGATACCTGACAGCATTAAAAAGGTACTTCCTAATGGAAGGTGTGATTATTATGATGGTAAATCGGACTTTTATGAGTGGGTAGATCTTTGGAAGGAAAAGATGGGAAATATGGACATTGGAATAGCACCACTCCATCACTCAGACTTCAACTATGGGAAGTCAGAAATAAAGTTTTATGAAACATCGGCTTGTAAAGTACCTTTTATTGGCTCAAATACACCCAACTATCAAAGAGTAGTAAGAAACGGGATAAACGGCTTTGTAGTTAGAAACGAACCAATAGAATGGTTTAATCACCTGTCTGCCTTAATTGACAATCCTGACTTGCGGATAAAACTTGCAGAACAAGCGTATAAAGATACACAGGCAAATACTATTCAAAAACATATTGGAGAGTATGAGGAAGTTATAGAAGGAGTGCTAAATGACTAATTACGTTTATACAGCAATAACAGGTGGAAAAGATACCTTAAAAGAAAACCAAAACACGACAGGTGCTAAGTTTGTAGCATTTACAGACTTTCCTTTTGAGTCTAAGGTATGGGAAAGGCGAGATGCTTGTAATGAATTCACCGACCCTGTAAGAAATGCTAAAAAACATAAGATACTTCCTCACTTATACTTTCCAGATGCTGATTATTCTTTGTGGATTGACGGCTCAATAACCTTAAAAGTACCTATGCAAGAACTCGTAGATAAGTACCTTAAAGATACCGATATAGCGATGTTTAAACATCCATACAGGGATTGTTTATACGATGAGGCTATAACTTGCATAAATTTTGGACTTGACGACACCAATACCATCCAAAAGCAGGTAAATAACTACAAATTAGAGGGCTACGAGCCTCACAGTGGGCTTTTTGAGGCAACAGTGATACTTCGTAGGCATACAAATGAAATTAGGGCATTTAACGAAACTTGGTGGGATGAAATTGTGTGGGGTTCAAGAAGGGATCAGATTTCACTCCCATACGTATTGCATAAAACAGCAACAGATGTAGCTATAATGGAAGGATATGTACATGACGAGGGCGGTAATAAGTATTTTGGTTATGAGGGGCATTTAAAATAATGGCAGGGGACAGTCAATTAGCTCATAAATTGTTAGATGGTTTAAAAGGAATAGAGATAGGCGGGGGCGCTCACAACGCTTTCCACTTAGACACTATAAACGTAGATAAGTACAAGGGTATGTCAAGGTTTAAAGAAGAAGAAGTAAAGGCTTGTGGTAGTTTTATGCCTGTAGATGTAGTAAGTGAGGGAGACGATTTACCTTTTGAGGACAAGTCTTATGATTTTGTTATATCAAGCCACGTTATTGAGCATTTTCCCGACCCTATAAAAGCAATAAAAGAATGGCACAGGGTTGCAAGAAAATACATCTTTATGATTGTTCCCCATAGAGATAGAACATTTGATAGAAACAGAGAACTAACACCACTTCAAGAATTTATTGATAGACATGAGGGTAAAATTCCTTTACCCGAAGGTGATGACCACCATAGTGTTTGGAACTTGCAGTCATTTTTAGAAATGTGTAATTATTTTGGATTTAAGGTATATACTACAGAAGACCCCGATACAAAGGTAGGTAATGGGTTTACTGTGGTACTTGAAATATGAAAATACTCTTATTATCTGATAAATTAGGCTGGATAGTAGATAGGCTTTCGATGAAGATGAAGGAGTTAATACCGCAGGATATTGAGGTAGACTACTATACCACAATTACACCTGATGAGTTTATTAGAAAGGCAAATGATGCTGATATAGTGCATTTCAATAATTGGGATGTAATAAGACAG